CGAAAGCCTTTCCCGGTTGTAAGTACAAAGAAGTAGAAAAGCTCTGGAACTTTCCGTCTGGAGCTAAAATAGAATTTGGATTCTTGGAGAGAGATGCAGATGTATATCGCTACCAAGGACAAGCATATAGTTGGATTGGGTTTGACGAGATTACGCACCAAGCTACAGAGTTTTCTTGGAACTACTTGGCTTCTCGACTGCGTACAACAGATCCAGAGATTATACCTTATATGCGGTGTACCGCTAACCCCGGTGGTGTTGGAGCGCATTGGGTAAAAAAGAGATATATAGATCCTTCACCGCCCTACGAAAGCTTTAAGGGCGCAGACGGACTAACTCGTAAGTTTATTCCAGCAAGGCTAGACGATAATCCCTACCTTGCTAATGATGGACGATATGAACAAATGCTGAAGGCGTTGCCACCTACGCAACGCAAGCAGCTACTAGAAGGTGATTGGGAGGTTGCAGAAGGTGCAGCCTTTACAGAGTTTGATAGAAACCTTCATGTTATTGCACCTTTTGAAATTCCAATGCACTGGGAAAGAATTAAGGGCATTGACTATGGATATGCTTCAGAATCAGCTTGTGTCTGGGGAGCCGTAGACAAAGACGATGGTACACTAATAATTTATAGAGAATTGTATCGTAAAGGTCTACTAGGCACTGACCTAGCTCATATGATAACTGAAATGGAGCTAAATGATCCAATGAGCGTTCCGGGCGTATTAGATACAGCGTGTTGGAACCGTACAGGGCAAACAGGCCCAACAATCGGAGAAACGCTAGTCAAGGCTGGTCATAAACTCCGACGAGCAGATAAAAACAGGGTTGCAGGTAAAATACAAATCCATGAATACTTAAAAGTTCAGCAAAGCGGAAGGCCCAAAATACAAATATTTAATACTTGTCCTAACCTGATACGCGAACTACAAAGTATTCCTCTGGATAAAAGCAACCCTGAAGATGTTGATACTCATGCGCCTGACCATGCGTATGATGCTTTAAGGTATCTAATTATGGCACGACCAAGAGTTAATGATACCTATAGTCAGATTAGACAGTTTCAAAGGGAGACTGTATTTCAACCAGCAGACGGAACATTTGGATATTAATGAAACACAAACTATGGCGACCTCTTAATACATACGGTATTTATTTTTTAGGTTTAACAACAGGCTGGACAATTATATATGCACTTGTTAGCCTAACACCAATAGGATAATCATGTCAGAATTTGAAAACACTCTTGTAGAGAATGCCGACAATCTTTATTTTGGAAAAGTAGAAGATGAAGATGGCTTAGAGCTAAATGCTGATGCACAGATTAAATCTAATCTTGCAGGGCTTATTGAAGCTCGTTATGTTGATGCAGAACTCGCAAGAGATGCTGACGAAAATCGTTGGATTACTGCCTATCATAACTTCCGTGGTATATACCCTAAAAATGTACGCTTTCGTGAAAACGAAAAGTCTCGTGTATTTATTAAGGTTACAAAGACTAAGGTGCTTGCAGCCTTTGGTCAGCTTGTAGATGTTATTTTTGGAACAGGTAAGTTTCCTATTGGCGTGTCGCCTACGCTTTTGCCTGAAGGATCATCAGAGTATATGCACCTTAGCTCTGATCAAAATCCCGGCATTGAAACAGCCGAAGCACCTCAACCACCTCAACAAGAACAAAAAGAAGAAATTGATCCTTTTGGCGTAGGCTATCAAGGAGATGGTCGCGTACTAAAACCCGGAGCCACACTAAACTCCGGTAAAGGTATTTTTGAAGATTTTGAATCTGCAGAAGAATTAACCTTTGAAGAAGGGCCATCACCGATTCCTGAAATGCTTGAAATTTCTCCTGCTAAAGAAGCAGCTAGAAATATGGAAAAGCTTATTCACGATCAGATTGATGAATCAAATGGTGCAACTGAATTACGAAATGCTATGTTTGAGGCTACGTTGTTTGGCACAGGCATTGTAAAAGGTCCATTTAATTTTAATAAGACTTTGCATCGTTGGTCAGACAAAGACGGAGAGCGATCTTATGATCCAATTTTTGTCAGAGTACCTCGTATTGAGTTTGTTAGCGTTTGGGACTTTTTCCCTGATCCTAATGCTACTTCCATTGATGAGTGTGAATATATTGTTCACCGACACAAGTTAAACAAATCTCAGCTTAGGGCGTTGCGTAAAATGCCTTATTTTGATGAAGATGCAATTCGTGATTGCATGATGCTTGGTCCTAACTACGTTGAAAAAGACTACGAGTACGAACTAAAAGACGATCAGCGAATGTCTGATATGGGTTCTAGTCGCTTTGAAGTCTTAGAGTATTGGGGCTTAATGGATGTTGACTATGCCAAAGAAATTGGTATGGAAATGCCAGAGGAAGTAGACACACTTGATGAAATACAAATTAATGCTTGGATTTGTAATGGCCTTGTACTCAGGGCTGTTGTTAATCCCTTTACGCCATACCGCATTCCCTACAATGCCTTCCCCTACGAAAGAAACCCATACAGTTTTTTTGGCGTAGGTGTAGCAGAAAACATGAACGACAGCCAGCAGATTATGAATGGTCATGCACGAATGGCTATTGATAATCTGGCTCTTAGTGGTTCACTGGTCTTTGACGTAGACGAGACTATGCTTGTAGGCGGTCAGAGTATGGAGTTATATCCCGGCAAAGTATTTAGGCGTCAGTCTGGTATGCCGGGACAAGCAATTCACGGACTTAAATTTCCAAACACATCTCAAGAAAATATGATGATGTTCGATAAGTTCCGACAGCTTGCAGACGAGCAAACAGGTATTCCTAGCTACTCACACGGTCAAACAGGTGTGCAAAGCATGACTCGTACTGCATCTGGTATGTCGATGTTGCTTGGCGCTGCATCGCTTAATATTAAAACAGTTGTAAAAAACTTAGATGACTTTTTGCTAAAGCCTTTAGGCAAAGCATACTTCCAATGGAATATGCAATTCTTTGAGGGCAAGCTGCAAACTGAAGGTGATTTAGAAGTAAAAGCATTAGGCACAAACAGCCTTATGCAAAAGGAAGTACGAAGTCAACGATTGACAATGTTTCTTCAGACCGCTCAGAATCCTGCTGTTGCACCATTCGTTAAAATGTCTAAACTGATTAGCGAACTAGCATATAGCTTGGATCTTGATCCTGATGAGATACTAAATGATCCCGAAGAAGCAGCCCTTGCTGCGCAGATTATAGGAATGCAAAATAATGTTGGACAAGCAACTGGCGAACAAGCTGGCCCCGCTGGTGAACAACCCGGAGCTATGGGAGCCGCTGAAGGAACACCTGAAGAACCTACGGATGCAGGAGCTACAGGCACTGGCGGTGGCACAATCGGAACAGGAAATATTCCGCAAGCAGGGGAAGGCGAGTTCTCTGGCTAACTTGCTAACACTACAAGAACAAGTAAATCAAAGACGAAAGGAAAAAGACGATGGCTAAAGAATTTCCAGATCTGACAGGCGACGGTAAAGTAACTCAAGCAGATGTTCTGAAGGGTCGTGGAGTCTTTGGTGAAGGAGGATCTATTATGGTTCCTCCAGAGCGTGAAGAGTTTGGTAAAGGCGGTGCAATCCTAGATTTTTTTGAAATGTTTGCAAAAAAGTCAGGCGTTAAAAAGAAAAAAGGAATGAAAGACGCAGAAGTAGCAGAAGAAATTATTCGCGTCAACGAAGCAAAAGATCCTCAGTTTTTAGATAGTCTTTCAGACGAAGAGTACGAAGCTCTTGTAAGTAAACTTTCTCCTAAGTCTAGAGCAGCTATGGGTATGGGCGAAGAGTCAATGACCGATGCAGTCGAAATGGCTCGCGGCATGAACCCTGCAGATGTAGCTAAAAACTTAGAAATGTTTGATAGCATTGATGACATTTTTGATTATGCAGATACCCTTGACGCTAAAGACGCAAGAATGTTTATGAATAACCTTTCAGACGAAGATCTTGAAATCTTTGGTAGCGATCTTCCTGATGTGGGTGCTTCTCTTGGCCCACGCGAAGTAAAAGCAGAAGGTGGTGAAACAGCCATTGCTATTATGATGCCTGCTGAAATTCCAGAAGATACATATGACAATATTAGCCCAGAAGAGGCTGAAGAGCAAGCTGAAGATATGCTTCCTGATGATGAAATGGAAGAAGAGTATTTAGATTTTGTTACTCAAGAAATCTTAGAAGAAGATGAACAAGAATATTTATTTAAGGCTTTGGATGATGATCCTCGTCTTGAAGAAATTTTAGATAAAGTAATTCTTAGTGCAACAGAATTTGCTGGTTCCGGTGAAGTTGAAGGGCCGGGAACTGGCATCTCAGATTCGATACCCGCAAGGCTATCGGACGGTGAATTTGTATTCACCCGAAAAGCGACTGACCAAATAGGCGCAGACAATCTCCAAATGATGATGGATGATGCTGAACGTGCTTACGATGGCGGTCTTATGGCTATGGCAGAAGGTGGAATGGCTGAAGATCCTCAAGAACAAATTATGGACACTACAAGTCCATATGCTGTTCAAAAGGAAACTGAAGACGATGTAGAGCGTCAAATGCTTTACTCAAGCCGAATGCCTAGTCTTATGAACCGATAAGGCTACCTAGAACATCTAGCCCCTTATCATTTTATAACCTTGAGGCCACCTTGTAGTATCAAGACCCTGTATTAAATAGCGCATTAATACAGCCACCTTGAAAGACAACAAGCCCCATAAAGGAGAAGTGACATGAGCGAAGAACAAGAACCGCAAGCAAATCCGTACAATGCAAGAAAAGAATGGCACACACCAGATGGGCCACCTATGCAAAGTGCAGATTCATTGTTTTTTGAAGAGCAGCAAGAGGCTACTTCCGAAGAAGACGGAACCCCTCAAAAACCTAAAGCGGCTCGCACCAATTATAAAAAGAGATATGACGATCTAAAAAAACATTACGATCAGAAAATTTCAGAGTTTAAACAGCGTGAAGAAGAGCTAGAAGCTATGGCACGATCTGCACAACCGCAGTATCAGCCACCAAAAAGCATCGAAGATCTTGAACGCTTTAAACAAGAATATCCTGATCTATATGATACTGTCGAAACAGTTGCTCATATGCGTAGCGAAGAGCAGATGAATGCCCTTCAACAAAAGCTTTCAGTAATTGAAAAGCGCGAAGCAGAAATGTCTAAGCGTGATGCTGAAGTTAAACTACGAGAGCGACACCCTGATTTTGAAGATATTAGGGGTGATGACAGGTTCCACGAATGGGCCAAAGTTCAGCCAGAAGAAATTCAACGCTGGATTTATAAAAACCCGGACAATGTGGGATTAGCTAGTCGTGCTATCGACCTTTATAAGATGGAAAACAACATTGCGATTAATGCTCCAACGCGCAGGTCACGACCTTCAAAGTCCAATGCTGCTGATATGGTATCAACTAAAACAACAAGTGTTGAGCCACAGCAAGCTAAAATTTGGACACAACGGGAAATTGCTGCACTGTCCTTGGATGAATATGATCGTTACGAAGAAGAAATTGATCTAGCCATCCGCGAGGGACGAGTAGCAAGATAATAACTTGTCTTTTTTGGAGTAAATAATCATGGCTTATAACGTAAGTGATCAATATTTTGAGCCAGCAACTGATACCGATGCAAACTTTGCAAACTCGGTTGCGGGTCAAAACAACTCATTCTTCCTGCCTGCTGTCTACAGTAAGAAGGTACTTAACTTCTTCCGTAAGGCATCAGTCTGTGAAGCTGTAACTAACACTGACTACGCTGGCGAAATTGCTGCTTTTGGTGATAGCGTAAACATCATCAAAGAGCCAGTAATTACCGTCTACCAGTACGAGCGTGGTGCAGACGTAACTTCTACTAAGCTGACCGACCAAGAGCTTACTCTTGTTGTTGATCGTGCAAACGCATTTAAGTTCATTGTCGATGACATTGAAACCAAAATGTCGCACGTTAATTTCAAAGAAGTAGCATCTTCTTCAGCGGCTTATGCGTTGCGTGATGCTTTTGACGAAGGCGTGTTTGCTATCATGCAAGCTGGTCTTTCTGCATCTTCACCTGACCACACGCTTGGTGCTGACTCAGCTACCGATTTGGGTGCTGGTGTATATGATGGCGCTGGTGCTATTGACGTAGGCATTTCTGGCGAGACTGATCCTCTGGATGTACTCGCTCGTATGGCTCGTTTGCTGGATGACCAAAACGTACCCGAAGAAGGTCGTTGGGTTGTAGCTTCTCCTGACTTCTATGAGCAACTCTCTCAGAGTGGTTCTAAGCTGTTGTCAGTAGACTTCAACGCTGGTCAAGGCTCTATCCGCAACGGTCTGGTAAGTTCTGGCAAGCTGCGTGGATTCTCCATGTACAAGTCAAACAATATGCCTGCTACAAGCAATGCAACTGGCTTTATGCTGGCTGGTCACATGAGTGCTGTTGCAACCGCACAATCCATCACTAGCACTGAGGTCATTCGTGATCCCAGCAGCTTTGGTGACATTGTTCGCGGCCTGCACGTTTGGGGAGCTAAGGTTCTCCGCGACGAAGCCCTCATTGGTGCTTACTACAACATCGACTAAGATGTTTTGGAGGGAGGGTGAAATACCCCTCCCTTTATTTTAAAAGGATTTAAAATGCCATTAATTTCAACTCCTAACAAGCCAATTAGTATGAAGTTGACTGAAAACAAAAGAGGACGCTATAGAAATATAGATCACAAAAAGTATTCAGACAACTACGATAAAATATTTGGCAAAAAAGATAAGGAAGAAAAAAATGAAAGATAAAAAGCGAATGGGCTACATGATGGGCGGTAAAAAGCGTTCTATGTATATGGGCGGTGGGTACGGCTCAAAGCGTAACATGATGGCTAAAGGCGGCATGGCCCATGACTATAACAACATTATGGAAATGGAAGCCAAGCAAATGTCTCCAGACCACAACGAGTCCATGAAAGAAAAATGAAAGTAAAAGCCCCAGAAGGCTATCATTGGATGAAAAGCGGTAAAAGCTTCAAGCTAATGAAAGATCCTAAAGACGGTTACAAAGCCCACAAAGGAGCTTCTAAAGCCGTAGACTTTCCAATTCAAAAGGTTCA